AAGGAGATTATGGTTATAATGAACCAGTGATACAAGGTGCTTTTGACTTAGAAAAACAAACTAGAGAAAAAATAGCGGCGGACACAGCAAAGCGAAAAAAGGATGCTTTTGACGCTTTAAGAAATGCAGGTATTATAGCTGATAGAAACTGGCAGTCACAAGTTTTGTATGCAGGCGGCGGCAGAGCAGGTTATATGGGTGGTGGTATAACTGGAATACGTAAACCCCATGCAATTCCACCTGAAAGACAGGGGTTGCGTTCTATAATGATTAATGGTAAAAAATCCTAGGAGTATAAATGGCAGAAATAGATAAATCACTCCCGAACGTTCGACATGAAATAAAAGTACCTGGCGCACAGGCACCAACTGATGTTGACATTACGGAGGAACAACCAAGACAACCTGTAGAAGTAACACCTGACGAAGAAGGTGGTGCTACAGTTAACTTTGATCCAAGAGCCGTGAACCAGGCTCAGTCAACCACTCACTTTGATAATTTAGCCGACATACTTCCAGAAACAGTTATTGATCCAGTTGGCATTCAACTTAGACAAAATTACACGGACTATAAAATGTCTCGAAAAGATTGGGAACAATCTTACATTAAAGGTTTAGACCTTTTAGGTTTTAAATACGATAATCGTAATGAACCTTTTCAAGGAGCTAGTGGTGCAACGCACCCAGTTTTAGCTGAAGCTGTAACACAGTTTCAAGCATTAGCTTATAAAGAATTATTACCAGCAGATGGTCCTGTTAGAACTCAAATTTTAGGTTTATCTAATCCTGCTAAAGAAGCTCAAGGACAAAGAGTTAAAGATTTTATGAATTATCAATTGATGGATCAGATGAAAGAATATGAACCAGAATTTGATCAAATGTTATTCCATCTACCTCTCAGCGGCTCTACTTTTAAGAAAGTTTATTATGATGATCTTTTAGGAAGAGCCGTTTCAAAATTTATACCTGCAGATGATCTGGTCGTTCCGTATACAGCTACCTCATTAGACGACGCGGAAGCAGTGATTCATGTTGTAAAAATGTCTGAAAATGACTTAAGAAAACAACAGGTCAATGGCTTTTACTCTGACATTGAATTATCAAAACCAATGTCAGCTGTAAATGCAGATCAAGTAGATGACAAGAAAAGAGAATTAGAAGGAACTTCTAAATCAACAAGAGTTGAAAGTGTATACACTTTACTAGAGTGTCACGTTAATTTAGATTTAGAAGGTTTCGAAGATGTTGGCAAAGATGGAGAGCCAACTGGAATAAAATTACCTTACATCGTAACAATCGATGAAGGTAGTCAAAAAGTTTTGTCGATAAGACGAAACTATGCGCCCAATGATCCACTTAGAAATAAAATCCAATATTTCGTCCACTTCAAATTTCTGCCAGGACTAGGATTTTATGGCTTTGGACTCATTCATATGATTGGCGGTTTGAGCAGAACGGCAACGTCTGCTCTCCGTCAATTATTAGACGCAGGTACGTTATCAAATTTACCCGCAGGATTTAAACAACGTGGTGTCAGAGTTAAAGATGACGCTACACCGATACAACCAGGAGAATTCAAAGATGTTGACACACCTGGTGGTAATCTAAAAGATGCATTTGTATTTTTACCATACAAAGAACCCTCAGCTACATTACTGCAGTTGATGGGAATTGTAGTAACAGCAGGACAGAGATTCGCGTCCATTGCTGACATGCAGGTCGGGGACGGGAACCAAGGCGCAGCCGTTGGTACGACCGTAGCTCTTTTAGAACGTGGTTCGAGAGTAATGTCAGCAATCCATAAAAGAGTATACTCAGCACTTAAAAAAGAATTTAAATTACTAGCAAAAGTATTTGCACAGTATCTACCACCTGAATATCCATATGATGTTGTAGGTGGACAAAGAAATATTAAAGTTACAGATTTTGATGAAAGAGTAGATATTCTACCAATTGCAGATCCAAATATTTTCTCAATGTCACAAAGATTAACATTAGCTCAAACTGGTTTACAGTTAGCTATGTCTAATCCACAAATGCACAATTTATACATGGCATTTAGAAAAATGTACGAAGCATTAGGAATAAAAGATATTGATAGAATATTACCACCTCCTCCACCCAATGCACCTAAAGATCCATCATTAGAACACATTGATGCATTAGGAGGAAAACCTTTTCAAGCTTTTCCTGGTCAAGATCATAGAGCACACGTTACCGCTCACTTAAATTTTATGTCAACTAATATGGTTAGAAATAATCCAATGGTTATGGCTGCCTTACAAAAAAATATTTTAGAGCACATTTCTCTAATGGCTACAGAACAAGTTCAATTAGAGTTCAGAGAGCAGATTCAACAATTACAAATTCTTTCTCAACAAGCAGCACAGAACCCACAAGCACAACAACAAGTGCAACAAATGACACAAACTATTGAAGCTAGAAAAGCTGTATTGATTGCAGAAATGACTGAAGACTTTATGAAAGAGGAAAAAACAATTACTTCACAATTCGATCATGATCCACTATTAAAACTTAAGTCTAGAGAAGTAGATTTAAGAGCCATGGAGAATGAACGTAAGCAACAAGAGATGAAGAAACGACAAGAAATTGACCAAGCTAAATTAGTTCAAGCTAGAGATATTACGGACGATAAGCTTAAACAGGACGAAGAATTAGCAGAATTAAGGGCTGATACGTCAATTGAAAAACAAGAGATGGCTAATGAGAATAGATTGTCTCTTGCAAAAATGAAACCAAAGGATATAAGTAAATAATTATGATGAACTATAAAAAAGGTGGCAAACCTTTTAAATTTGATGATTCTAAAGTTGTTGTTGATCCTAGATCAGAAACAAGTTTTAGAGGAAAGTCTAACCTATCAGTAGGCACTAGAGAAAAATTTAAAAAAGGTAAAGCTGCTACTGGATATAATAAAAAAGAAGTAACTTGGTATTAGTATGTGGTTTAGTGCTATTAAACTAGCGCTTAACGCTGGTAGTAAAATTTACGCTAACCGTCAAAAGACTAAGATGGCTATGTCTGATGCACAGTTAATGCATGCAGAACGCCAAGCGCGTGGCGAGGAAGCTTACCAGGGAAAATTGTTAGAAGCCCGTCAAAACGACTACAAGGACGAGGTCGTTTTAGCGATTCTCACGTTGCCCATTTTGGTGCTCGCATATGGTGTCTGGTCAGATGACCCGGCGGCTATGGAGAAGATAAAAATGTTCTTTGAGCATTTCCAGGCGTTACCGTCATGGTTTACCAATTTATGGATACTTGTCTGCGCGAGTATTTTTGGTATAAAGGGAACACAAATATTTAGAAATGGAAAAAAATAATGTCAGGATTTTTTAATATATTAAGAGGTGGTAAAAAAGTTTTAGAAACTGTTGTTCCTAAAATTGCATCTAATTTAAAAACAAAAAGAGCTATACAAGACAAGGTAGTAAAAGCTGTTGATGAAGGTACTAGAAAAGGTTTAGGAGGATTACCCCCTTCACAGAGACTTAAACAAAGTATGTCTAAAACTAAAAGAGACGCTTCTAAAAGTATGAAAGAATTGTCTTATAAGTATGACGAAATTGTTGCGAAAAAAAAGAAAAAATAATGGTAAACCCAAGATATAAACCCTTCAATGGTAATTCAAGAAAGCCTATTAAAAAACAGGCCGAAGCAAAATTAAGCGAAACAAAAACAGATTTTGTATATCCTGCAAAGGAAGAATATATTGGATCACACATTAAAAGTGATCTAGCAGGTGCACCTGTTTCAAATAAAAGTTACGAAAAATATTATAAGGATTTGATATGAGAAAGTATTTTAAATTAGGTGGTGATACTCATGTAACCAAAGAAGGAAAAACCGCAAAAAAAGGTCTTTGGTATAACATTCATAAAAAAAGAGCCTCAGGTAGAAAAATGAGAAAAAAAGGTGCAAAAGGTGCACCTACTGAAGCTGCAATTAAAAAGAGTCAAGCATAATGCCAGGAACAGCTTTAAGAGGATTTGGTAGAGCATACATGGCAAATGGAGGAAGAACTCCAGCTTGGCAAAGAAAAGAAGGTAAATCTGAATCTGGTGGATTAAACAAAGCTGGAAGAGCAAGTTATAAAAGACAGACAGGTGGAACTTTAAAAGCGCCTACAAAATCTAAAACAAGTGGAAGACGTAAGTCTTTTTGTGCAAGAATGGGTGGTATGAAAAAAAGATTAACATCAGCAAAAACCGCAAGAGATCCTAATTCAAGAATTAATAAAGCATTAAGAAAGTGGGACTGTTAAGTGAGTTTAGAAAGTGTAGTCTATAGACTACAAAGAAATTTGGATAAAAGAATACAGCAACTGGCAATCTCTGTAACGTCTGGTGGGGTTGACAATATGGAAACATACAAGTATATAATAGGACAAATAAATGCCCTAGAGGCAACTAAACAGGAAATCTCTAACCTGCTTAATGATAAGGAGCAAAATGAAGGAACAGTCGTCGACATCAACACCAAAAATTCATCTACCAAATAAAGAATTAGTTGGTCTACAAAGATCAGAAGAACAAAAAGAAGTTACAAAAGAAAAAACAAAATTACCCAAACCCACTGGTTGGAGAATCATAGTTTTACCATTTAAAATGGATGAAAAAACTAAAGGTGGAATCATTATGAATGAATCTACTTTAGAAAAACAACAAGTAGCATCACAATGTGGAAACGTACTAGCTATGGGCCCACAATGTTATATGGATAAAGAGAGATATCCTAATGGACCATGGTGCAAGGTTGGTGATTGGGTGATCTTTGCTCGTTATGCAGGATCACGTATACAAATTGAAGGTGGGGAAGTTCGTCTTTTAAATGAAGATGAAGTTTTAGCAACGGTTCAGGATCCAACAGATATCCTGCACAAATACTAACATAGGAAGGAACTATGCCAGAGGAAAATAAGATAAAAAAAGAAGATCCAAAAGTAGATTTAGATACTTCAGGACCTGAAGTAGATGTATCTTTACCAGAGGAAAAAAAGGAAGAAGTAATAGAAACCAAGGAAGAAGAAACAGTAAAAGAAGTAGAAAAAGAAGAAACAGTAAAAGAAATAAAGAAGGAACAAAAAGATGATGATTCTAAACTAGAGGAATATAGTAAAGGTGTACAATCTCGTATTGCTAAACTTACTCGTAAAATGAGAGAAGCAGAACGTAGAGAACAAGCTGCTACTGAATATGCTCAAGCTTTAGAAGTACAAAGAAAAACAGATCAGTCTCGATTTAAAAAAATGGATACTGATTATTGGTCTAAATTTGAGAAAAATGTAAAAACAGGAATGGAGTCTGCTCAAAAAGAGTTAGCAAGCGCCATTGAATCTGGAAATGCAGAAGCTCAGGTTGAAGCTAATAAAAGAATTGCGACATTAGCATTTGAGAATGCTAAATTGGAGCAAAGAAAGTCGGAACCTGTTGAGGAGGAAAAACCTACTCAACAACTTTCAGACGGTGGAAAATTACCACAGCAAACACCTCAAAACCTCCCTGATCCTGATCCTAAAGCGGAAGAATGGGCTAGTAAAAACACATGGTTTGGTAAAGATAGAGCCATGACGTTTACTGCCTTTGAAATCCATAAGGATTTGGTAAATGAAGGATTTGATCCTAAGTCGGATGATTATTATTCTGAAGTAAATAAAAGAATAAAAGTTGACTTTCCGCACAAATTTGCTAAAGATGGTGAAGAGCATACGTCCAAGCCCGTACAGTCGGTCGCTTCAGCTCAGAGAAGCGTAAAACCAGGACGCAAAACTGTGAGACTCACTTCCTCTCAGGTAGCGATAGCTAAAAAATTAGGAGTGCCACTCGAAGAATACGCAAAACAAATAAAACTCACGGAAGGAGCGTAAAATGAAAAAAGAAGACAAAAAAACTTCACGTGCGAGTCAAACACGGTCAAATACTGAAAGACCAAAAGTGTGGACTCCTCCATCATCTCTAGATGCACCTCTTGCACCTGATGGATTCAGGCACAGATGGATACGGGCAGAGAGTTTAGGATTTCAAGATTCTAAAAATATCTCTGGAAGATTAAGATCCGGTTATGAATTGGTGAGAGCCGATGAATATAAAGATGCTGATTATCCTGTAGTCACTGAAGGAAAATATAAAGGGGTTATTGGGGTTGGTGGCCTATTGCTCGCTAGGGTACCCGAAGAGATCGCGAAGTCTCGAGCTGATTATTTTGCTAAACAAGCAGCTGGTCAGGAAGAAGCGGTTGAAAACGATTTAATGAGGGAAGAGCATAAGAGTATGCCAATCAATGTTGATAGGCAGACTCGTGTAACCTTCGGTGGTACAAAGAAAAGTTAATTTTTTAACTATTCCTAACTCATCGATTTAAATTAACCCGTTTACATTTTATGTAAACAATTAGGAGTAATAACATGGCTAATAGAAACTCAGCCGGATTTGGGCTTAGACCAGCAGGTACGTTAGGTAATACACCAGCTACTCAAGGTTTATCTCAATACTGGATTGATGCCGGTGCTACTGTTGATCTTTTTAACGGAATGGCGATGAAATCGTCAGGCGGTTATATGATCACTGGTGAAAGTGCAACTACTGTTACGACAATAGGTGTACTGCAAGGTATCTACTATACAGCAGCTTCTACTAATAAGCCTACATGGGCACATTGGTACGACGCAACAATTACTCCAGCGAACAGTGAAGACACTCAAGCGTTCGTTAATGATTATCCTTTCCAGAAGTATCACATAGCTTCAGATGCAGCAGTAGCTAGTTCAGTTCCTGCAGCTCACGTGAAGTTTATGGAAACTTTCTCAGTGTATGCAAATACAGGCGGAAGTACTTCAACAGGTAAATCAACAACAACTCTTGACATCGGAGCAACTAATGCAACAACACACTCTTGGAGACTATTAAGAAGTGCTGAGGAAGTTGAAAACAGCGACCTTACAGCAGCTTATTGTACTTTAGAAGTTGTTCAGAACTTGTCCGAGTTTGTCGGAACTGGAACATAGGAGCATAAAATCATGGCTATATCACGAGCACAGCTAGTGAAAGAACTAGAACCAGGTTTAAATGCACTATTTGGCCTGGAGTACAAAAGGTATGAAAATCAGCATGCTGAAATTTATACAACAGAATCATCAGACAGAGCTTTTGAAGAAGAAGTAATGTTAAGTGGTTTTGCAAACGCAAACGTTAAAGTGGAAGGATCAGGCGTATCATACGATGAAGCGCAAGAAACTTACACTGCACGTTACACACACGACACTATTGCTTTAGCGTTCTCAATAACTGAAGAAGCTATTGAAGACAATTTGTATGACAGACTTGCGTCTAGATATACAAAAGCTTTGGCAAGATCTATGTCTAATGCGAAACAAGTAAAAGCAGTAACACCTTTGATTCAAGGTCTTCCTTCAACGGATAATTTTGATTCAGGAGATGGTGTTTCTCTGTTTTCAACTAACCACGCAACGGTTAGCGGAACAGCAGTTAAAAATACTTTAACTACGCAAGCAGACTTAAACGAAACATCATTAGAGCAAGCATTGATTGACATTGCTGGCATGACTGATGAACGTGGATTAAGAGTCGCAGCAAGAGGAGTGAAAATGGTCATTCCTTCAGCTAATCAGTTCAACGCTGAGAGATTGATGAAATCTCAAGGTAGAACTGGAACAGCAGATAATGATATCAACGCTGTAGCGTCAATGGGAATGATTCCTCAAGGATACAGAGTGAACAATTTCTTAACTGACACTGATTCGTTTTACATTATCACTGATGTCCCTAACGGTATGAAAATGTTCCAAAGAGCAGCTTTAAAAACTGCTATGGAAGGTGATTTCGATACTGGCAACGTTAGATACAAAGCTAGAGAAAGATACTCATTTGGAGTATCAGACTTTAGAGGTATCTTCGGTGTTGAGGGTGCGTAATCCAAACTAATTAATGAGGCCGCCTTAAAACGGCCTCATTTTCAAAATAAGGTAAGAAATGCTTAAAAAATTCCTAGTAAAAATATGGGCTTACGATCATTATGCTTCTTTTAATGTAGAAGCAAAAGATAATGCTGAGTCTATTGAAAAATCTATCCTTGACAAAATTGGAGAAAAGAGTATAAAATGGGAATCAGCGGGAATGTATAAAGACATTCCTAATAGAATAACCTATGAGGAGGTTGTTAATGGTACAGGAGCTGTACAAACAAAAGCGGTCCTTGGAGTTGAAGTGGCAGTTGGAGTATGAGCAAAATGGTAAATATACTCTTAATATGGTCGAAATTGATAATGCTATTAAAGGTGTTATCACTGAGATTAAGGCCGAGGAACGTAAGATTGCAGATAGAGAAAATGCAATTCATAATGCTGCCCCCCAAGTTTCTGTGGCTACTTAGATAAACGCCACATCGCTGAAATCGTATATTTCTGTAAGGACCTCTTGCACTCAATCAAAAAATAACATATAAATTCATCACTATACAATTAATTAAGAACATAGACGCGTATAGTCGACGGCCTAGAGACTATGTTCGTTAAACTAGGAGGATTTAATTATGGCAACAACAACGTTTAATGGAACGGTACGTTCCGATGGCGATATAAAAGCAACAACTAAGAACACTACTACAGGAGCATTTGTAGACTATGCTGTTATAAAAGCAGCGGGTGGTATGGAAATAGAAAAAGTTGCAAGCACTGGAAACAACATTGTAGCAG